AGATATTTCTGAGGGTGATATAGGAAACGACCACAACGTTGGAACTGATGGTTTGACTATCGGTATTCCAAAAATTACATCTGGAAACTTAGGATGCACAATATTCTTTAGAAATTCAGGTGCAGCAGGAAATAATAAATTAGTTATTTCGCCTGATGATTCAAACAAAATAATTGGATCAGTTACTTTAGCAGGTTCAGTAGTAATAGCAGGTGGTGTTCTTGGAAAAGACTGGGAAAATACTAAAGCAACATCTATTCAAGGAGACTTTTGTGCTTTAAGAGCAGTAAGTTTAACAGAATGGTACATAGTAGGTTGTCAAGGAATCTGGGCATCTGAATCATAATAATAATATATAAAAAAAATAAAAAATGAGTAATTTAAAAAACATCAAATTAGCGACTACTACAAACATCACGACTACGTATGCCGGTGAGTTTGCTGGTGAATACATCGCAGCAGCTTTACTAAGTGCATCAACAATTGATGACGGTGGATTAACGGTTAAGGCGAATATTTCGTTTAAAGAAGTGATTAAAAAACTAGCAACAGGGAATTTAGTTTCTCCTGCATCTTGTGATTTTAATCCTAATAGTTCAGTAACATTAACTGAAAGAATTATCCAACCAATTGAATTACAAGTTAACTTACAATTGTGTAAATATGACTTCGTAAATGACTGGGAAAGTCAATCAATGGGTTACGGTTTAGGTCAATCTTTACCTCCAAAATTTTCTGACTTTATGATTGCTCACGTTGCAGCAGAAGTAGCTCAGAATACAGAATTTTGTATTTGGCAAGGTGACACAACTGCAGTAAGTAATAATTCATTTGATGGATTCGAGAAGCTAATTGCAACAGCCGCAGCCGCAGGAGATATTCCAGCAGCTCAACAAGTAGCAGCCGCAGCTTTAAGTGTAGCTAATATTATTGTAGAAATGAGTAAGGTAGTAGATGCAATACCTGCTTCACTTTATGGTAAAGAAGACTTATTCCTATATGTAGGTTCGGCAGCAGCTAAATTCTACGTTCAGGCTTTAGGTGGATTTGCAGCTCAAGGATTAGGAGCAAATGGTACAAACGCACAAGGAACACAATGGTGGAATAACGGAAGTTTAACTATCAACGGTGTGAAAGTATTTGTTTGTCCAGGAATGAAACCTAACAAAATGTATGCTGCACAGAGGAGCAACCTTTATTTCGGTACTGGCTTGTTAAATGACACGAATACTGTTAAGGTTTTAGATATGCAAGACCTTGACGCTAGTAACAACGTAAGAATGGTAATGAGGTTTACTTCAACTGTTCAGTTCGGTGTTGCATCTGACTTAGTAGAATACGCATAAAATTAATTAATCAATAAATTAAAGGGGTAAGTGGATTATCTGCTTACCCTTTTTTTATAAAAAAAATATAGAAAATTATGGCTTGTAATTTAACAACCGGACGTAAAATTCCGTGTAAATCAGCTTTTGGTGGTATCAAAACGGTACTCTTTGCAAATTTCGGAACAATCGCTAGTGTATCTACGGTAGCTGGAACAGGAATATCTACAATAACAAATGGTTCTCCTGCACCTGTTTGGTTTGAATATGACGTGAAAGGTGTATCCTCCCTTGAAACTACTGTTACTAGTAGTAGAGATAATGGAACAACATTTTATACACAAACATTAAATTTAACATTAACATTCTTAGATGCTTTAACAAATCAAGAATTACAGATACTTGCAGTAGCTAGACCCTACATTGCAGTGGTCGACTATTATGGTAACACATTTTTATGTGGACTAGAAAACGGTATGGAATGTACCGGTGGAACTGTTGTAACTGGTGCTGCCGCAGGCGACCTGTCAGGGTTTACTTTAACATTTGAAGGTATGGAGGAGACAGCTCCTTTATTCTTGAATGCAACTCCAACAGCATCTTCTAGTCAAATTGCTCCAACAGGGTAATAATTAGTTTTTTTAGTTAGAAAATCAAGCATCCATATTAGGGTGCTTTTTTTTTGCTCTATTGATTCTACAAATAAGTGTTTTTTTTTCGTTATATAAGTAATGATTATATTAACTACTTCAACTTCGGCTCAACAATTGTCAGTAATTCCTAGAGTTTATACTAGTACTTTTACTATGACGATAAGAGATGACAGCACTAATGTGCTCAAAAAATATGATGTAAGCACTGCTGTAACATCTGGGAATTATTTAAATTTCAATCAAGCTTTTAATCCGGTTTTAGTTGAAGGTCACTTTTTTGACTTATCTTTATTTGTTGATTACAATTTTTGGAATACAAACAATAGTTTGTGGAATTTATACAACGTTCTTTGGAATGTTGATGGAGATGTTACTGAAGATATATTTAACGATAGAATTTTCTGTACTGATCAAGATGTAAATCAATTAAATAATAACGAAAGGTATAAATTAAATTTAGGACAATATACCGAATATAATGGTTTTGATAATACTTATACAGTAAGATGAAAAAAACACGATTAAGAAATACGAAAGGACAATTTAAAAAGGCTTCGAAAGTATCGGAGTTTGGGTTTGTAAGTTTAAGCACATATACAAGTCCAGAGATTAAGGAAGTAAATGGAGAAGAGTGGATTGAGTATGGTGCTGACAATAACTATTTTCAGTATTTAATTGACCGATATAATGGCTCTCCAACTAATAATGCTGCAATAAACGGTATTAGCCAGGCGATTTATGGAAAGGGATTAAATGCAACAGATTCTAGTAGAAAGCCTAATGAATATGCTCAAATGATTTCTTTATTTAAAAAGAATGTTGTTAGAAAGCTTTGCTATGACTTGAAGCTAATGGGTCAATGTGCTGTTCAAATTATTTATTCTAAAGACAGAAAGAGAATAGCTCAAATAGAACATTTACCAATTGAAACATTAAGAGCAGAGAAGGCGAATGACGATGGAGAAATCCCTGCATATTATTATTTTAAAGATTGGGTTAATATAAAGAGAAGTGATGAACCTTTAAGAATTCCAGCTTATGGAATGTCAAAAGAGAATATTGAAATTTATTATATAAAGCCATATAAATCCGGATTTTATTACTATTCTCCTGTGGATTACCAAGGTGGTTTACAATACGCAGAGCTTGAAGAAGAAGTTTCTAACTATCATTTATCGAATATACTTAATGGTTTGGCACCGAGTATGCTTATAAATTTTAACAATGGTACACCTAACCAAGAAGAGAGACAATTGATAGAGAGCAAGATAGCTCGTAAGTTCTCCGGTAGTTCTAACGCTGGGAAATTCATTTTAGCGTTTAACGATAACAAAGAAGCTGCTGCGGATATAACTCCGGTTCAATTATCGGATGCACACAATCAGTATCAATTTTTATCTGAAGAATCTCAGTCTAAAATTCAAGTTAGCCACAGGGTTGTATCTCCTTTTTTATTAGGAATAAGAACAAGCTCTGGTTTTTCATCAAATGCCGATGAAATAAAAACAGCTAGTTTATTAATGGACAATACCGTTATAAGACCTTTCCAGGAACTTTTAATTGATGCCTTTGATGACATATTAAGTTATAATGAAATAGCTTTAAATCTATACTTTACGACTTTACAGCCATTAGAATTCACAGAAGTAGATAAGACTATCCAAGATAAAGAAGAAATAGAAGAAGAGACAGGAGTTGAGATGCAGAAATTTAATCTAAAGAAGATTGATGGAAAAGAAGCATACGAAACAAAAGAGGAGGCAATAGCTAAAGCCGAAGAGATGGGATGTGGAGGTTTTCACGAAATGGAAATCGAAGGCGATGTTTATTTTATGCCTTGTGAAAATCACACAGAATTAAAAGCTCCTTGTTGGGATGGATATGAACAAGTTGGTATGAAGGATAAAGATGGAAAACAAGTTCCAAATTGCGTTCCTTTATCCACTAATTTATCTGAAGAAGAACAAAAGGTTGCTTTAGGCTCTTTAGGAGACTCCGGATTAAATTTATCTGATGAATGGGTTAAAGTAGCTGAACAAGAAACACAAGCAGAGTATAGTGATGAAGATTGGGCGAATTATTTAATTACAGAAAAGCCAAAAAACATTTTATCAAGAATTAAAGGGTTAATTAATTTAGTTGTTGCTACTGATTATAATGTAGGAAGTGTTAAAAATGGCTCAGAGCCTAGTCGATTAGATTCTAAAAACGGGTTATATCGTATTAGATATGCATATCGAAAAGGAGTGAATAATAGCACTGCAAAATCTAGACCTTTTTGTGAGAAAATGGTAGGATTAAGTCAAAGTGGAATTGTTTGGAGAATAGAAGATATAGATAATGCTAGTTATTCAGCTGCTGTTAATGTTCAATTTAGACACAAGCCAAGTATAAAGTATGATATTTTTGAACTAAAAGGTGGTATTTATTGTCAACATAAATGGGTTAAAATATTGTATCGATTAGCAAGTAATACGGAAGTTTCAGATAATTTAGGAAACTATAATAAAACGAAAACAATCCCTGCAAGTTACATTAAGAATCCTATTGGATATAAAGATGCAGCAATTGCAACATCAAGAATACCAGGAAAAGGAAAATATCCAGGACAATAAAATTTAGATTATGGCAACAGTATTATTTATAAATAGAACAGA